ATGATGTTGGCTGCGAGGATGGTATTTGCAGCCTGTGCGGATTCCTTGAGAACCACAATCAGTGCATCAGCACTCAAGAACCCAAATGGCTGACCGTTACCGGGGCCATTGAAGATGCCGTCCTCAATGCGGAAAGCGAATTCCTGAGGGACTACATCATTGATCTCAGATTCGAGAGCAGGAGCGTCATCCAGCAATTCGTCTGTGGCAAAGAAGGCCGCAGTCAATTTATTGAGGTTCATTTCCACGCGGCGGAATTTCGGCTTGGTGGCACCGATGGTGTCGGCTTCATTGGCCCAGAAAGAGAGCATGCCCCCAAAGCGTGAACCGTTCGCGCGGCTCTGCTCATCAATTCCATTCATCACCACGCGATTGCTCTTAGTGGTGATCCGGTTGCAAAGATTGAGGACCTTCCCGCTATCGTAGGTACGCTGGAGGAGACCAGGCACAAATTCCGGCTCTACCAGCCAGCCGCCTTCAGCAGGGATGGATTCATTGGCGCCGGTGGCCGCAGCAACCAGCTTTTTATGCGTCTCGCTGCCGACAGCAATAAGACGCGGGTCAGACTGCTGGCCGCGCGTTTTCTCATGGACGGCTACGGCGATCATTTGCTCACCGAGCGACTTGAATTTGTGCCGGTCCATTACCTCGACGGAAGCGCCGGGGTTATTGGCGGAAGCAACTGGCTTTTTGCCCAGGCTGATCTCATTCTCGCGCTGCGATTCGATGCGACCGATACGCCCACTGATGGTGGCTAGCTGCGTGATGTTTGATTTGTAGGCAGCATTCTCTTCATCAGTAAGATCGCGGTCTTCAGCCTCAGCTTTATCCAAAAGAGCGCCATTGGCTTTGACCAGGTCGGCGCGTTTCTGCTGCAGCGATTGCAGACCCTTGAAATCAGGGACGGCTGCCGCGGCGAGGCCCACTGCCATGGCGGTGAATCCGGTGAGGTGTTTGTTATGCGCGGCGGACTTAGCGAACTCAGCCGCGTTTCCGACATTGCCGACCAACATGCAGAGCGCGACGGCGATCAGAGCAAAGACGCCGACGAAGCCAGCCAGCGGCGCGAAGCCCAGGAAAGTGAGACTGATATTGCGGGTGCCACCGAAGTGGCGGATGTTGTTATAGAACTTGCGCTTTTCACCCGCGCCGTTAAAGAAACTGCGACGTTTTATCTTCATTTGTTTCCCTCGTTTGTTTTTTGGTTTGGGTCGCTGTGCGAAGCACTGCCTAAGGGCTTCACCATCGCAAAGCGCAGATCAGCGCTCACGCGCAACGGCGCGTGGACGCAGAAATTAAATTCGGTTGAAAGAAGCTAGAGAGTTTCCATCTCCATGCGACGGCGCATATTTGCGAGGCGCGCTTTATGGGTTGGCTTGGCCGCAGCGATTATTTCTGCCGGCACGATGGCTGAGGCCTCTTCGCTGTCTTCTGCCTGCTGCGGACAGCCTTTGCATCCTGGATAACTACATTCGGGATTGCTGCAATTCTGATGATCGCCGCTGTCGCAGGGGACGCAATCACAATCGCAGTCGCCATCAGCATCACTGGCCTTAATTTCTGACAGCACTGATTCAGCGCTCATCTGCTTGATTTGTCCGGAGACGGCGAAGCGGGCTAACGTATCGTCAAAGGTGGCGACCCTATCGACCATATTGAGTTTGAGTGCATCTTTTGCCACAACACAGCGGGCCTGCCCAAAACCATTCATAACATCCGCGGCTTTTACATTGCGGTTTCGCGCCACTCCGTTGACGAACGAAGTGTAGAAGCTATCCACCACTGACTGGATTGCTGCTTCAGCTTCCGATGAAAGCGGCTCGTCAGGATTACCTTCAGTCTTATATTTACCTGCGCTGATGTATGTGACCTTGAGACCGATCATCTTATCCATTTCAGAGCGGTCATTGTGCGTGGTGAAGACACCGATGCTGCCCACCATGCCGCTGGGTGTAACAACCAATTCATCTGCGGCGCTGGCCAGCCAGTAAGCAGCGCTTGCGGCCAAAGTGTTGGCGACGGCGACGATCCTTTTAGGGCCACGCGCGGCAAATATTTCGTCAGAGAATTCCTGAATACCGTCAACATCCCCGCCTGGAGAATCCACGTCAAAGACAATGGCTTTCACTGTGTCATCGGCCAGTGCAGAGCGGAATTGCTTAGTGAGCCCCTGAACGGAAGTGCCACCGCTGTAATCAGAAATGAGGCTGGATCTATAACAAATGGACCCATATATAGGAATTACAGCAACATTTCCCGGTGTTCTGGGCGAAGGGCGCTTGCTGGCTGCGACGATTGCTTTGATTTCATCGTCTTCAACTTTGCCACCAGCCGCGCGCAATTCCAGGAGTGTGCGCATGGCTTCATACTTCTCTGGCAGGATGGCCCAGTTGGAAGAAAAGAACGCATTGAGAATATGGGAATATTTCACTGGACGTTTCCTCCTGGATCACGATTTACAGCGCTCGCTGTCACCATGGCCAACTGCGCGAGATCACGAACACGGCCTTCATTCATAAGGATGGTGGCATCCACAAGAGGCCAGTTGCCGATGCGCCCAGCATTCCTTACAGACTCAGCATTCACGAGGCAAAATTGCGATGCCGCGACTGAAGAGATGCGGAGCGAAGAAGCAATCACCTTGGCGTGAGCACTATAAAACTCGGTAACAGCCGCGCAGAATGCCAGATTTGATTCAACAGTCTTCTGCGCGCGATACCGGCTTACCAGCTTTTTTACAGCCAGTGATTCTTTGCGGGCCATGCGGCCGGCACTTTCTTCCGCAAGAGCAAATAGGCGACTATGTATCGCAGCGGCCTGCTCGCCAGCTTCGTCGTCTTCCGGCGTTTTCCCAGGCTTGTCATTACCTTCATCGCCGTCTGTTGCGCCCTGGCCTAACTGCTTGGTTGGCTGCGGTGCGCCTTCAATGGACATATTCAAAGGCCGGAGATATTCATCACCTTGTGTGCCGATGTTATTCATCTTCAATAGGCGGCGCACGTCATTGGCGCTGAGCCAGCCCCAGTTGCGTCCGATAGAGAAAGCGGTGTAACTGGTGAGAAGATCTCCACGCACGAGGCTATCCAATTCAAACTCAGCAAAGTACTCGCCATCAGGATCATCAAAGAGCGGAAAGAACAAATCACGAGCGAAAATTCCTTCCCACCGCTTGGCGATGGGCACCATAGTGAGCGTGCGGAACTCCAGGCCAAGCTGCTCAGCGTTCGAATGCGTGGCGGCGTCCATTAACCCGATCATGTGAGGCGGGACGCGGTACATGGCGCAGATGCGGCCATCTGTCATCTTCTCGTTTTCAATGATCTGGGCATCGCGATTGGACATGCCCAGTTTTTCAACGGACATGTTTTCTTCGAGAATCATTGGGGCATGGCGATTCTCAGCGGTATTTTCTGTTATGGTTTCGCCTTTGAGCCGGCTATAAGCCTCAGGACCAAGAACCCCGGGGTGCTTCAGAATGATGCTCGGCGAAACATCATTCTTTAAAAAGCGGGCATTGTAGTCCTGCCCGGCAAGCGATATTCCGATGGTGTCCCGCTGGGCAGAGATGGGAGTAAGACCATGCACACCGTCCTGCGACCATCCGCGAAGATGAAGCACTTGCCAGAATTGCAGGGTCTCTGTGGTGCCATCGAGCTTGCGGACGGTGTAATCAATACTGCCGTCTGTATAAAGGTTGGCAGTAACACGGTCCGGATGCATTGGCACCAATTGATCTAATGGCCCAGTGGGACCTGGCACGATGCGCGAATACGCATTGCCCCGCAGATCAAGATGCGCCTGCATCATCTCTACCCACTCAAAGGCAGTTTGCCAGGGGTTAGGCCGATCATGAAGCACCCGGTAAGCCGGATGCTTTGGCGCCAACTCTTTATCTCCGCCACTCAGCCGCTTCCAGACTCCGATGGAACAGGCAGCCAGCGTTTCCTTGCGGACATTGATGCAGGAATAAACCGCATTCGAGCGCAGCGCTGACTCTGGATTGACGCGAACACCGGCTGCGGTTTCAACGCCGCCGTGATTCCAGTAGCGGTCGTCCATCCAGGACGGTGCCACGGTGCTGGCGCGAAATAAAGATGCGAGCAATCCCACGTTTAGTTTTTCACCTTGCGCGTGTTGGGCTGTGCAGCTTTGATCCGGGCCAGAACTGCGCTGGCGGCAACTAGAATAATTCCTACAAAGGCGATACCGATCCAGAGGCCGAGATGGAATGCGACCACCAGCAGGACGATTACGCCGGCGATAAGCAAGAGGTCGTCGATATCGATCACAGTCTTCTTATTCCTCTCTTTGCGTACACGGACTGCGGTGCTTCACGCGGTGCGGCCATCCAGCGATTCTGGGCGATGATGACGCAGACAGCGGGATCTATTTTTTTATCTTCGCGTTGGCGGCGCGGAAACAAATTGTCGTTTGGGTCAGGCTTGACAACAACATTCGACATACCCCAGGACAGCAAGGGATCTCCATTGTGATGAAGACGTCCGCTTATGATCAATGCGTCCAGCTCTTTCATGGCTGGATCGAGCATTTTTACATTTTGTCCGACTTCAACAAATGGGACCTTTGCGTCCCAATCTTCACGGCCCTCAATGAACTGCACCAGCACCATGGCCAGGTGAGGATCATGGGCCACCTCGCGAAGGGTGAACTTCTGCGAATCGGCGACCATGTCACTGATGATCAGCTTGAGATCAGTGTTATTGCCCGGAGTGCTGACGAGCGAGCCGCCCGGCTTGGACCATCCTTCAAAATGCGAGCCCTTGGCTTCAGCAATGGCGGCCTCATTTAAATAACTTTTATGGAAAACATAGTAGTGGTCCTTGCCCGGATCGGAGGCATCTCTTACGTCGCGAAACGTTTTGACGGTGGAAGCAAGGTCCTTTTTACTGGCCAGATCAAACGCCATGATGCAGGGCTGGCCGTGAAACTTTTCGATCCGCATTTCCGGGTCATAACACTTGGCCCACAATTCCATGTTCACCCAGCCAACGGTGGTGTTGGTCCAGATGTTTAGGTGCTTGCGCTTAAAAGTATTCTGCTTGCGCGGCGACTGGATGGCATCTTTGAGGCCGGCCTGTAATTTCTTAACATCGACGCTGATCCCATAATTGGGATTGGCCTTACGGAG